GCTGATGATCCCGGTAATTAAAGTAATGATGTGAAAGGAGAAAAGGAATGAAGGCAAAGTATGTAAAGTATCTGGTTAAGGGTGTGCAGGCTGATGCTCGTGAGGAGTTCGACAAAGAGCTTGCGAAGGTCAAGGCAAAGTCTGACCAGCGGTTTGATTGGTGGCAAGAGGAAGAAACTTTGAGGAAATCTCTTGAAGAAGAAAACGCAGCGCTTAAGGCGGAATTGGCAGATGCAAAGACCGTTATCGCAGGCTACAAGGAAACTATGGAGCGTGGTCTTGGTATCAGAGAGGATGTCAGATTGGCAGAATTACAACTCGAGAAAGGGGTCACCAATGCTTAACACGTATGACATGGAGTGCCTGCCGAGGTTAGAGGACAGGTGGCTCGATCCCGATTGGAATACCATCCCGGAAGATGAAGAAGATGATGAGTTTTGGGATCAGGTGGACAGAAATGTCGAAGATGAATGGTTTAAAAAAATAAGGGAAGGTGACTTATGACAGGTACAGTTATAAGCTTTTCCCCCGTCAAAGGATATGGATTTATCAATACCGATAAGGGGGATTATTTCTTTCACGTCTCAGAGTGGATGGGGCGTGAACGACCAAAAGAAGGGGACAAGGTAGATTTTGTCCCGATGGACACGCCTTTAGGAAAGAGGGCGTATATCGTTAGTAAATTAAGGAGAGATTAAGTATGGCAAATGAAGTAGCAACAACAAAGAAGCAGATAACTCTTGATGAAATCGCAGAAGAACCGATGCAGGAAAAGCAGAAAGTGGAAGAACCAAAGCAGGAACTTGTCGAGATTAACAACATGGATATGGTCAAACAGGGATCATCTATGTTTGGAAATGTTGCGACATTTAAGGAAGCGTATGTAATGGCACAGAATCTTGCGAAAGCCAGTCTTGTACCGCAGTCATATCAGGGAAAGCCTATGGACTGTCTGATAGCGATAGACATAGCTAACCGTATGGGAGTTAGCCCTATGGTGGTCATGCAGAATCTATGGGTAGTTCGTGGTGTTCCGTCTTGGTCGGGTCAGGCTTGCATGGGAATAATCAAGTCGTGCAATCGGTATAAGGACGTTAAGTACGTTTACACGGGTGAAAAAGGCAAGGATACATGGGGCTGTTATGTGTCGGCTATAGATGAATCATCCGGCGAAGAGATACATGGAGCAGAAGTCACTCTCGATATGGCAAAAAAAGAAGGGTGGTATGAGAAGAGTGGCAGTAAATGGAAAACCATGCCGGAGTTGATGTTAAGTTATCGTGCGGCGGCTTTCTTTGCACGTCAGTATTGCCCTAATGAACTTATGGGCTTCAAGATTGAAGGTGAAGTCGAGGATGTAAAGGGTGTCACAAAGGCGGTCAATCCGTTTGAGGGTAAATAAATGGAACTTACAGAAAAAAACTATTACACGGTTGAAGCAAACAAAGAATATTGTTCCGCTTCACAGTACAAAGATTTTATCGGCTATCCCATGAAGTGTGGGTGCGAGGAACGAGCATTAAAGACTATAAACGGAGAGTATGAAGAAGAGGTTACAAAGGCACTCTTGCAAGGGTCAATCTTGGATGCACTATGGGAAAATGACGATCCGCAATATATTCTTGAACGCTTCCCGAATTGCGTATCATCCAGAGGGGCTACAAAAGGACAGTTAAAAGCTGAATATCAAGATGTTTTCGGGTGGTATCAAAAAACCTTAAAGTCGGAATTGTTTTGTAAATTTATGTCCGGCGATAAGCAGACCATAATGATCGGGATAATCGAGGGTTTACCTTTCAAGATTAAGATTGACTCATACATTGAGGGTAAGTGCATAACGGACTTAAAGACTACGCAGACATTAGACCGTAATTTCAGATATTACATACCGGACAGTGGCGAGAGATTACCATTTTATATGGCTTATGGATACGACATCCAGTTAGCTATTTATCGTGAGATCGTCAGACAAAACACCGGAGATACATTGAGGTGTTATATAGCTGCTGTAGATAAGAAGCCACATCCGATATGTGACGTTATTGAGTTGACACCTAAGATGCTTGATGAAGCACTGGAAAAGATCAAAAGGAATTGCGGTGACATCATAGCTTTAAAGAATGGAGAAGTAGAACCTATGCGCTGCGAAAATTCCGAGTGTGATTATTGCCGCGATACCCATAAATGTGAGGTCATAAGCACAGATGAATTTGAATTGAATGACACAGGAGGCGGTGCATGATAACTAAGGAATGGAAAAATATTGAAGGCTATGAAAAATTTTATAAAGTATCCAACTATGGTGAAGTAAAAGCAAAAAGAAGGGTTGTATATAACATGATAGATGGTGAATTACAGCCTATATCGGTTACACCAGAGCATTTAATAACACCAACAGACAATGGAAATGGATATAAGATAGTTGGGTTGATTGGCGAGGATAAAAAGAAAAAAAACCATTATGTGCATAGGCTTGTCGCAACAGCATTTATACCTAATCCGCATAATTACCCGCAAGTAAATCATCTTGATTATGATCGGGCAAATAATAAAATAACCAACCTTGAATGGTGTACCGTTTCTGACAATGCGAAGTATTCAAGTTGTAATCATCCATTAACACATGATTGGACTCGTAGTTCTACGGGATATAAATACATTCAGGTTAAGAAAAATATGTATAGGGTAAGTATGCCGTTGTCTAAAACAAAAAGGATTGATAAATGCTTTAAGACTTTTGAAGAGGCTTTGAAATACCGCGATACGGTAGCAAAGGAGATAGGAATTGAAATCAAAGACAATAATAACTAACTATCCTGCGTACTGTTTGATATGTGGGAAGCCTGCGGAAGCCCATCACATTTTTAAAGGCAATAAGCAGCGAAAACTATGTGACGAGGATTTGATTATTATGCCTCTTTGCCCGGAGCATCATACAGGGAATATGTCAGTGCATCAGACCAAGGAGCTGAATATCTTAGTTGAGATTATCGGCCAGCTTGCATGGGAGCGTGAGTATTTGGTTAATAGGCAGATACTACCGTTTGATGATTCGCATGATGAAATATCAGAAGAAGCACGGGAAGCCTTTCGAAGTAGGTACGGTAGGTCCTACATTTAAAGATGGTAACTATTAACCGTTCATGCTTACAACATTTGTATCACACCAAACTATTGTAAGCCATTAAAATCCCCGTCTTTATGGCGGGGTGGAAGGGGGTATATGAAGAAGGACAAGTTACCCAAAATTACTATCCGCGGAGAATATTACGGCAACAGGACGCTGCCGAGTTTGAATGATTATCTTGAAGCAATAGCCAAACATCCAAAACAGGGTAATAAATTCAAACAGGATTACCAGAAACCAATAATTAGCGCAATCCGTAGATGTCTCCGCGGTTGGAAGGTTACGCATCCACCGGTTATCTTGCACTATAAGTTTTATGAGATTAAGAAGGGGCACCGCAGGGATCGTATGAATATATTTGCTTGTGCAGATAAGTTTGTAGAGGATGCCCTTCAATTAGCAGGAGTTCTTAAAGATGATAACCCGGATTGGGTTGAGAATACCACACATGAATTTTTTTGGCTTGATGATCCTAAAGCGGAACCATATATCGAAGTTGAGATAGAAGAAAGGGGGTGATGATACGGCAGGATGGATTAAGCTGTACAGGCAAATACAAGAGTGTGACATATGGCTGGATGAAGAACCGTTTGACCGTAGGAGTGCATGGATTGACCTATTGTTACTGGCGAACCATGAAGATAAAGAAATCATATTCGATAATCATAAAACCACAGTTAAAAGAGGTCAATATTTGTGTAGCGTCAGGAAATTATCTTCACGGTGGCATTGGGGAAAGACAAAAACGCTGAATTTCTTAAGGCTTTTAGAAGAGTTTGAAAGGATAGAACGAAAAGCGGACAGTCGCAGGACACTTATAACCATTATAAAATATGACGTTTACCAAAATAGCGATACTGATTACGAGACAGTCACGAGACAGTCACGAGACAGTCACGAGACAGTCACGAGACAGTCACCGTCCACAAACAAGAATATAAAGAATGATAAGAATGATAAGAATAATACCCCCTATAATCCCCCACGGTATTACCCGAACGATGAAGCACTTGATAAAGTCTTTAAGGATTATGTGACCATGAGGAAGCAGATCAAGAAGCCATTAGCCACAGACAGGGCTATAGAGTTAGCGATCAAGAAGCTAGACAAATTATCGGGTGGAGATAACGACAAGGCCATAGAGATACTTAACCAGAGTATTCTAAACAGTTGGCAAGGGTTATTTCCCTTGAAGGACGAGAACACAAGCAAAGGGATTGATTGGTCTAAGGTGTAAAGGAGTGAGATTATGACAAGAGACGAGACAGTAGCACTGATACGTAGCATAGTTAATTTATATCCGAACTGGAAGCCTGAGAACTTAACCGAGACGGTGAACGCTTGGCATTGGGCTTTAGGGGAATATCCGGCAACAGGGATCAAGGCAGCCTTACAAATATATGTCAAGACAAATAATAGCGGATTTGCTCCGAGTGTATCACAGCTAATCAATGCAATGTATCAACCTAAAGAGAACAAGCAGTTAAGCGAAGGCGAAGCATGGGCTATGGTCAAGAGAGCTATACAGGATGGATGTTATCACGCCGGGGAAAGATATAACGAGTTGCCGCCAATCATCCAAAGAGCAGTAGGAAGCCCGAATATGATTTCAGAGCGGGCTCAAACAGACAGTGATAAGGTTAATACGGTGATAATGTCAAACTTTCAGAGGACGTATAGAACACTGTTACAGAAGCAATCCTTTAATGATAAGGTACCGGAAACGCTGTCAGGGCTTGTAACAGGCATTGTAGATCATATGATACCGCAGTACGAGCCGCACAGATATATAGGGGAGAATGAATATGAGGAAGACGATGATTAAACAGACAGACAATGTAAGGATTACAGACAGATGCTACAAACCGACATACTATCCATGGGATGAAGACAGACGGACAGTGCATCCGACATGTGAATACCTGGATAAAGGGAAGTGCGCATTAACAAGCTGCGTAAGGAGAAAATATGAGAGTAGACAGGAACATCGAAAAGAGGGGTAACAGATATTTGATTTATATGTGTGATAAATACTGTGGCTGTTATAGCTCCCTTGAAAGCGCACAGGAAGCAAGGGAACAGCTTGAAGAAGGATACAAGACAGGAAGACGTACAGTCAACATAGAAGGCTTTACGGATAGATTTAATAAAGCAATATGGGAATCGGATATGGATTTATCATTGATAAGCAAGCGGTCACGTGTAGCACGAAAAACTATCTGGTCTTATCAGCATGGTGCAATACCTAAAGCGGATAACTTAGCAAGGCTGGCAGTAGTGCTGCATGTATCAACAGATTGGCTTCTGGGCTTACGAGAGTAGGGCAAATTTCGATTTTAGGGGCATAACCCTATAAAGTGTAGGCTAAAAAAATAAAACGTCAAAAAAAGGGCAAATATGAAGCGTAGAGGTATGATTGATAATTTATACAAATTGGTCGGCACAATTATCACGATGGACATCCCGATCGTGACCGCAACCAATCAGTTTAGGCGTAAAGCGAATTACCTGGTTATAGCGGCATATCCGCACCATGTACTGTGTGAGAGGAAGTGTGAGAGCGGAGCGGTGATTCGAGAGAGTTTTGATATTGGGACGCTGATACAGAATGGAACATTGAGGTAGGTAATATGAAACACACTATTCGTGAGTTACAGGAATTACAGGCACTTCCCTTGGATTTGAAAGTAAGACTTACTAAACAAAGAATAAGGGAATGGATAAGGGAGTTCGGAGAAGATGGGGTGTATGTTTCGTTTTCGGGCGGTAAAGATTCGACTGTTTTGTTAGATATTGTCAGAGAAGACTATCCGAATGTGAAAGCTGTTTTCGTGGATGTACCGACACAGTATCCCGAATTAAAGCAGTTCGTTCAGAAGTTTGACAACGTAGACATCATAAGACCGAAGATGAATTTCTTTGAGGTCTGCGAGAAGTACGGATTCCCTTTGATAAGTAAAGAGGTAAGTGAAGCGGTAGAGGGTGCAAGAAAATACTTGACAAGTCTGCTGAAAAGCGAAACCGTCTTGACAGACAGACAGACAGACAGACAGACAGACAGACAGACAGACAGACAGGATTCCGTATCGCTATTGTTACGAACGGGTAACAGGAACAGGGAATTATCGGACAAAGGCGAATACCCCTA